AGAAGGAACTCGCCAAATCGGCTTCCGACAAAATGCCTGCGTTGGTATCTGCTCCCGAATCGTTACCCGGAGCCTCGGTAATTGTTTCCTGATCCATATCTGCGTTTGATTAAGTTCGCACTCTCCTGCGGTGTTACCCGCCAACGATCTCATAATAACGCAAAGAGGAGTTATTGGGGAAACAAATCGTAAAAGTGTGCAAAAACCCCCCTTGACCCAAACGGCGGCGAGTGTTGGATGGAGGGCATGAAGAAGTTACTTGCCGCTATGTTCGTCGCCCTGATGATGGGTGGGTGTGTGAAACCCGGCCGAATTATCAATACGGCAGAGGGAAATATCAGCGGTAGCATCTTCAACCACATGGGGATAGCGATAATGATCGGTGCCGTCGACTGGTCGAAGCTACAGGATCGTGGCGGGGTGACCTATCTCCCAAATACTCAAGAGCCATTCAGCGGTTACGCCAAGCGAGTCTACGAGAACGATCAGGTCGCGTTGCTTGCCCAGTTCAAGGATGGTTACGTCGTCCGACTTAAGCAATGGCTGGAGAACGGTACTCCGAGGTGGCGTGTAGGGTATATGGAGGGCAAGGTCGGGATGGAGGGTATGCCGTATTACGGAACAGCTTCTGCTCTTCCCATGACTTCTGCCCGTTCTCGTTTAACGACGTCAACTGTCCGAGTTTTTACAGTCTTAAAAAAGTTAGAGGAATACGGTCACGGACCTGTGACTACTTGGCACGAGAACGGGCAGAAGAGTTCGGAAGAAAACTACAAGGACGGCAAGCGGGACGGGCTTGCGAAGGGGTGGCACGAGAACGGGCAGAAGTCGGGTGAAGTGACCTACAAGGACGGCAAGGAGGACGGGCTTTGGACTAGTTGGTACGAGAACGGGCAGAAGCGCGAGGAAGAAAACTACAAGGACGGCAAGGAGGACGGGCTTTGGACTAGTTGGTACGAGAACGGGCAGAAGAGGTATGAAATAAACTACAAGGACGGAAAACTCATGTCTGCCGAGATTTGGAAACCCAATGGCGAGAAGTGTCCCGTGACCAATGTTAAGGACGGGAATGGGGTTACGGTTTGGTACTACGAACAAGTAACGGGAATATCTCGCCATACCTACAAGGACGGCGAACTAGTGGAAATATCTCGCCATATCTACAAGGACGGCGAACTAGTGGAAATATCTCGCGAACCCTACAAGGACGGCAAGGAGGACGGGCTTAAGACTGGGTGGTACGAGAACGGGCAGAAGAATTATGAAGTAAACTACAAGGACGGCAAGTATGACGGGCTTGCGACTTGGTATTACGAGAACGGGCAGAAGCGCGAGGAACGCCACTACAAGGACGGCAAGGATGACGGGCTTTGGACTAGGTATTACGAGAACGGGCAGAAGCGCGAGGAAGGAACCTACACGGACGACAAGATTGAGGGGCTTTGGACTAGTTGGTACGAGAACGGGCAGAAGAGGCATGAAAGAAACTACAAGGACGGAAAACTCATGTCTGCCGTTGTCTGGAAACCCAATGGCGAGAAGTGTCCCGAGACCAATGTGAAGGATGGGAATGGGGTTGTGGTTCGGTACAACGATGAGGGGAAGGTAGTAGTTCGCCAGACCTACAAGGACGGCGAACGAGTCTTCGACTAAAGCAGCCCAAAGGCGTCCCGATACTTTTCGAACCTCCCCTTGCTCTTCGAGTTGTGCGGATAGAACTTGGCGGTAGCCGAGTTCAACAATTCATCCTGCGGAACCAAGTACCAAGCGTCGTGGTTGGGGATTCTCACGGCTAAGTAATCGTAGTCGCCCTTGGTGTTCACCTTCCCTGCCCCGCATCCCGTTACGACTTGGTAGCGGTAACTCTGAAAGACGGTAGTGCCTCGAACTTGGACTCTGCTCAAGCCTTTGCGACCGTCCACGATGGCGTCGTATCCGGCGTTGTCGCAGATGGGTACGGAGACGGTGTGTCCACGCCTCATGCACTCCAGTTGGAACTCTATCTCGTAGACTGCTCCGATGGAGAGATTGTCATTCGCCGGAGTCATTCAGAAGGTCGTCGTCGGCCTCGAAGCCGACTACGTCCTCGTCCATCCATTCGTTGATTGCCTCGCAGGCTATCTCGGCGAGTTCGACCGCCTCCATGTCCGACTCCTCGGACCACCGCCGCAAGCAGGCGGTGACCTCGTTGGCGAACTGCTCGCAGGGTTCAATCATCCTGCAAGACTCGAAGGATTCTGTCGATGGCCGCAATTTCTCCGGCCAATTTGGCCAGCTTGTGCGGGTTGTCGGTGAGGTCGGAATGCTGGAAATCCATGAGTGCGGCTTCGCGTTCCTTGGCGAGGTAGTCGAGTACCTCGTCCCAATCGTCGCGGTCCTTGAGTCGGGTTAATGCTTCTTTGAGAGTCATTGTTGCATTGCGGATCCCGGCACGTTGCCGGGAGCGGTTCCAAGTTGGCCCACCAAGGCGTTCTGTTGTTGAGTCTGCATGAACTCGAGTTGCTTGACGTAGGTCTCGATTCTCTGAGCGAACTTCTCGTCCGACTGCATTCGAGCCTGTACGTCGTCGGCGGGTATCTCAGGCGTACCTTGCATCCATTGCTGGACGACCTGGAGACGAAGCTGGGAGTTCGCTCCCTGCGGCGCGTTCACGACTTGGCCACTGAATATCTTGGCGATGTCCTGCGAGGTTTCGATGATTTCCTTGGTCGTCGCTTCGTTGGCAGGCATGATGAGCTTCGATGCCAAATTCGGGTCTACCGCCTCGAGGAAGGTTCGCAGAAACTGATCGTACCTCGCCTGCCCTTGGCGGTCGTATTGGGCGAGGATGGTTCCGACAGTCTCCAATTTCTGAAGTACTTTTTCCTCGTCGGCGTTCTGGGTATTCCACGAAATTTCGAAATCGTATGTTTCGGCGGTTTCGTCCATGAGTAGCTGAACTCCCTGCTCGTTGTTAGTGACCCGAAACCAAATTTCGGGTCCACCGTAAGTGCGTTCGAGAGTCCATAGTTGGCGAAGGATTTGTTTCCAGCCGTCCAGCCACACGTTGACGAGGCTTTGCCTTATCACGTTGGCATCGACTGCATCGTCGGGTCCGGTTGCTCTGCCCGTGATCTTGTTCGCCAATGACCGGAGGTGGGTTTCCACCTCGGTGCTGGCGGGTGAGTAGGCGGGAATCTCCATGAACCCTACCTCTCCCCTGCGGCGAACGCTAACGACCGCACCCGGTCCGAGCTTCTCGGGGCGTCTGCCCACAAGCGCCTCGACAGGTGGAACGGTGGACATGGAGGCGCGGTCGCGCCGTGAGTCCATCTCAGTCTTTACCGCCAATTGGTAGGATCTGAGAAGTTCTGGATAGCCGCGACTGTCCAACAGTCGGCGGCTCAAGTGTTCTCGAGTGATGGCGACGAACGGGTACTTACCCGGATCGTACATCTGGGTGGAATACTTCGCGTATCCCTCCACCTTCTCGCTGAATACGGTGGTGGTGCATACGGGTACGCCGTCCTCGTCCGTTTCCTTGCGGTAGCAAGTCACCAATCGCACCAAGCCTTCGTAGTTGAGGGGCGTTCCTTTCTGGTAGTCGGACAAGCTGAATCCGTAATTCTGGTAGTCCGTATCGTAGTCACCCGTGGTGACGTCGATGGCGTCCGAGCAGAACTCTTCCGACCATCCATCGGTTACCGTCTTCTCCATAAGAGCCTCCGGCGTGTAGTAGTGGATGCAGTAGACGTTCCTGGCCTGCTGCAAGTCCATCACGTTGGAATCGATGATGATGTCTCGTCCAAGTTCATACGCTCGGATGGCGGGACGGTTCATCGTCACCTTCTCTCCGGGCATCTCGGTTTCACCCTTTTTGCGAAGTTCGTTGAGCATCTTCTTCAACCTCGGCTTCTTCAGATTCGGGAACATGCCGCCGAGAAGGTCGGCGACCTCGTCCTTCATGTCTGGGTCTTGGATGGCGGTGGCGAGTTCGGGATTCATCGCCGCTATCTCGTCGATGGTGATCGGCGTGAAGATCCTCCGGACCTCACGCTTCCAATACACGCCCAAGAAACAAATGCCCGTCTCGAGCAAGTGATTCGCCGCGACTCCGGCTTCGCGTGGAAGTTCGTCCATCGTCGACATTCGCCAACGCATGAACTCGGTGACAGTCTTGGCCGTCGATATGTCGCCGCTCTCTACGGGAGCGGCTACCAAGTTGGCTTTGTTGAGGCTGCTCTTGAGCAGAGCCACGTCGCCATCAATCAAAGGGTTGATGAGATTCGGTTCGAGGTCGCTGGCCCCTTCCCAAGGAAAGGAGTCCGGTCCTTCCTTGCGACCATAGCGGCCTTTCCCCGGCCACTCGTTCCTGCGTACCTCCGAAGCGTCCTCGGCTTTGTTGATCCAATAAGCGAGATTGGTGCGGCAACGCTCCAAGTCGGCCTTGAGGACGTCTACGTCCGGTTCTCGGGTAAATTCCTGCGTCTTGTCTTCTTCCATAATTCTAAATGATTCGATTGGTTTCCGAGTCTATCGCCTCGACCGTCACTTGGACTCCGGGCGGGTAATTCCTGTCGGGGCGTTTGATCGCCAATTTGGTTACGTCGTCGTCCATCACCACCCACACTAGGCGGGGATTCTCGACGTGCTTGAAAATCTTCGCGTTGGAATAGTACGGATACGCCTTTGGCGGCTCTTCCTTGGGAATGTCCTTCAATACTCCGCTTACAGAGCGTGGAGACAGTTTCGTCTTCTTGGCGATGTCCTTGATGGTAAGCCCTTCCTTGCGGAGGGCTTCTATGCGGTTGCGCTTCTGCTTGTTGATTTTGCGAGGTCTCGTCATATCCGTTTCAAATCCTTCTGTTCGACGGCATAGCAATTGCCCTTGCCGAGGTTCATCAAGTTGCCTTCGTCGAACACTTGTTCGGCGGTGGCGTAGCCTTTGAGTTCAAAGGTGGGGATGTCTCCGCAAATGAGAAAATATACGTCGCTCGGTTCAGCCTTCTTCTTCGGCGTCACCAGCAATCGACCGTCCTGGCGGTCGGTTGTCTTCACGTCCACCGTGTTCCCCTTGGCGGTCAAAAAGTCGTGTCCCAACGAGCGGGGACTGAAGGTCAGGTCGGGATAAAGATTAAATCGTTTCGCAAACGCCAACTCTCCCGCCACGCCCAGCAGGTCCAAGTCGAAACCGTCTCGAGAGTCACGCTTGGCGTCTGGGACGTGCATCGATCTGCTTACGCCAGCCTTGAGGCTGGCGATGATGCGAACGAGGGTTACCTCTTCGGGCGTCAGCGTGATTGTGTTCCGTGACCCCATCAGTACCCTCCCGTTCCAGTAGCCGCCAATTCGGCATCTTCGTAATAGCGATAGTTCCCGATACAAGCGTAGCGTAGAGCATCGACAGGGTCTTTGCATACGCCCTTGGCCCCATGATCCACGACGTAGTTCGAGCAACAAAATACCGTGTTGCCGCACTTGTCGCTGAATATCAACTTGGGGTGATTGTCGAAGCCGATGGGCCGAGATTTGTCGTAACTCAACAACGAGTTAATCGCCTGCAAGCCGTCGTCAATCGGTAGCGCCTCGGCTGGGTAAACGTTGATGCCTTCGTCCTGCAAATCCGCGATAATGTTGCTCGTACCCTCGCTCTTCGAGTACTGGGCGGCTCCCATCCGAGGGTCGATTATTATCTCGGCGTCCTTGCCCTTCGTCATCTTGCGGATGACGTCGGCGTAGTCCTTGATGCCGTACCCGTTCGGCATGGCGGCGTCTCCGGGGCGACCCTTCTCGCCTCGTTCCAGGTCAGCCCACGGCCCGTAGCTCGGATCCGGCCACTCGTCCACCACGTAGTGAGTGCCGTTGGCAGTCACTGCCAGCAGTACCATGAACCAACTCTTGTTTCCCGCAGGGTCGATGGATAATACCCAGACTGCGGGATTGTCCTCGGGGTCCTTAACGACGGGAAGGTCGTCGTGCTTCATGATCACACGCTCGTCCAGATTCGGGAAAACGGTATTCGAGGGTTTAGTCGGAACGCCATACGCTCGACACAACTTTTCGTCGCGGCTTGCCCCAGCAAGCTGCGCCTTCATCGCCTCGTACCCTCCATACGGATTGTCCTTGGTGTGAAAATAAATCACTCGAGCGTTCTTGCGAATAGGCTGCTGGAGAATCGGAACCTTCTCACCATCCAGCAAGTCAGCCTCCTTTTCCTCGATGGTCCTCGCCCCGCTCAAGTAGCTGCTAACCGTATTCGTCCAACCGCTCACCGTGGTGAAAGTCGATATGATTCGAGCGGGTAGCCCTGAGCTATCCGCTCTCGTCAAACAACGGTAGCGGGTCGTGCTGAGAAAGCTCAACGGCACTTCCTCGTCGAACCACGCTCCGAAATTGTGACTGCCCTCGGCGGCGTCTTGAGGACATCCTATTTCACCGCCCTCAATGGTGCTGATGTCCTGCTGCCAAGTCCGAAACACACATGTCGCCTTGTTCGGCAGTATGAAGCTACTCGAGGTAAAGCCGTTCTTGTAGCTGAAGCTCACGTAATAAGTCCTCGAGCGTCCCAACTCCTTGAACTCGTTCGGCAGGTAGCGGTACACCGCTGCCTGCTGGTGAGCGATACTGTTCTGGCTGGTGGCCGTGAAGCACCATATGATCGTTCCGGGGTTCGCCACCAACGACTGCACCACACGCTTGGCGGCGTACTCCGTTTTCCCAGAGCGGTTTCCCCCAAGGACCAACACTTCACCGTGATTCTTCAACGCCTCGTCCACCATCGCCCAATGCGGCAATTCCGTACCATGATTGAACGGGTCTTCCCGTTCACGCTCTATGGCGGCTTCGCGTCGCTCATAGTACTCCAACAAGCGT